CCAGTTACAGAGTATTTAGAAGCAAAAGTTGGTGTGCCTGTATTTAAATTTACTCTGCTTCCTGTAATTGCAGTTACAGCCTTAGCTACAATAGTTGGATCACCTGTAGAAATGTTAACTTGTGATCCGTCAGGTGTAACTATAACACCAACACCTTCTATAATTGTAGTATTACCTATTGAAAAATTTACCCTGCTACCAGTTACAGCAAAATTAGCTTTACCAACTAATGTGACTGATCCAGTAGATTCGTTTATTCTAGAACCAGTAACATTAACAAAAGCGTTAGGGTTAAAACCGGGATCTCCAAAAGGAGACGCTGCAAAGGGTGTTCCTCCAAAATACATATAATATAATCCTTAAAAGGAGACAGGGGGTATGTGGTGGTGCCCTGCCTCCATCTAAGAATTATATCATCGTTTAAACCAGGAAGGAAGACCTAAATGCGGACGCTTGTCGAACATATTATCTTTTGCTCCTGGAGTCTTACGATTGTTATAATGCAGAAAAACCTGTACGCATTCTTTACCTTTGAATTTTTCTCTCCAATGTTCCAACTCAACACCTCTATAAACCAACATATCTCCGGGTTTTAAATCAACTCTTATCCCCTTTGCTTTACTAGCAACCGTAATATTTTTACCATCTGGTGCACCCACATTTTCATTTGGACTTAAATATATTGGCCAGTCATCGCCACCAAGATTCATAGTAGTGGATATCTCACAACTAAATCTATCTTTATGTCTTTTTAATTCATCACCTTTTTTATAAATTCTTGCGTAGGTATATGCAGGATATAATTTTAATTCTGTTACTTCCTCCATTTTAGGTTGGCACTTTAACATCAAAGTTTCCATAGCTATATTAGAATATTGACTATAAGTATTTGGTATTTGTTCATTTTCATCTTCGTAATGACCTATAATATTTTCAAATGGTGAAAAGTATTTTGCTTTTCTGCAGGTGTCAAAAACTTGTTTTTGCATACAAAAATAGTTTGCAATAAAAGCTGCTAGATCTTTTGATATTGCTTGACGAATAACTGTATACTTTTTCTTTTTAAACATCCTTAGCCATTTCTTTTGGAACAGCTTGTATATTCCAATGTATAAATCTAAATGGTTCTATACCAAAGTCTACTGCATACTCGTGTTCTAAATAACCTGGAAATATAATTAATGTTCCAGGTTTTGGTTTTAAATGAAACTGTTCGTGACCAGGCCATACACCTTTTAAGTCTGGTTTCATTTTTAATTTTGTACATCTTGCACCGGTCTTTGGTTCGTGAAACACAGGATATGATGTTTTATCGCTGCATTTTAAAAAGTAAAAACCTGATACATGTTGGTTCCAATGTATGTGTGCAGAGTGATGTCCACCACCTTTTTTGGCAAACTCCTGTACCCATAATTCAGAAAACATAGTTGTGTATTTAGACATATCATAACCTTGGTGATCTAAATACTCCCAAGACTTTTGACCTATGTAATTTCTAAAATCTAAAAAATCATTATCAGCTGTGAGTGGCGTTGAATGATATGATCTCCCAAAGTCACCATATTTTTTTATAAATTCTTTTTCTCTTTTACGAGCATCACTAATATATTTGTTACTTGCTTTATTTAATGATTTAACAAACTCTGGTTTTTCCTCACTCCATATTACAGTTGGAAAATAACTATTTATATACATCATAGTTTCTAAAATCAAATTCTAATTCACCACCTTGATACTCTGAACCATCTGTTAATTGACAAGTCATAGATAGTTTTCTAATTTTACCGTGATCTGGTGTATTTGGTTTATCATAAGGTTTATCCCAACCATCACAATGCCAATCATAGTATTGATTTAATTTATATTTTGTAAACTGACAAGACTCTGATCTATCCCAATCAAAATTCCAACCAGCTTTTCTATTTGCTTCGTGAACGTATGGATGTAATTCTTTATATATCCAAGTATCGTTTAGCCATACTAAATCTGATTTTCTTTTTCTCTGCATGTTTAATACTTCTTCTTTATTTAATTTTTTATCACCATAACCACCAGTTCTAGCCATAACTTCTTTTTGTGCATTTGCATATTTAATCACCTCATCACAAAATTTAGGTGTTAGTGCACCACTAAAATACCAATAGTAATTAGATATATTCATAAGTTATTGTTTGAACAAAGTTTAGACTATCCTTTTGATTATTGGTTATGTAATACATATTGGTTGATGGAAACATAATAAATTTATTATTGGTAAGTTCTATGTCCCAACTTCTACCTTTACGTCTGTTATCTTCATAGTGGATCCGAACCCAACACTTATCAACTTTTACACCATACAATAGTGTAAAGTCTGGTGAGTTACGTAAATCTACAGGATCAATATTTAATAATGGTATTGTTATTTCTGAAGGCTTATAAATATTGCCCCACGTTTCTTTGCTAATTAAACTAACATTATGTTCAACCTTAATATGGTCACTAATATATGTAGTTAACATATCCCAAGTTTTTGAAAACGGAAATTTTTTGTTGTTAATTTGTGATTGTAAGATATCACCCGATAATTTATCCCGGTCAATGTCCCAATCTTTAGGCATTGCCACATCACCGTAATATAAAGCTATTTCAGATAATACTTTCTTTTGCATACCACATACCTTTTTAATTTATGCTAATTGATCTGTCAAGTCCCAGGACTGGCCTTCTTCATTCCAATTATAAGACCAAGAATGAGTACCAGCTTCATTTTGTGAAGTTTCTTCCGCAGTTAATGCTGGAGCGTCACCAATTGGTGATTTCCAACTAGCTGTAGCTGTGTCTTTTACCCAAGATGCATAAGGTTTTTTAGGCCAAAAGATATTATTATCTTCATCCCAAGTATAACCTATACCTGCATAGTTTCCTCTAAATGCTTTTGAGTTATCACCTGAATGATGTTTGTTATTAGATGTATTGTAAGATGTTTGAATCCACATTTGTGCAGGCCAGTTGTTGTGTTTTTCTAGCCACTGTTGACCTACTGTTTCATCTTCAACACCATCAGCGTTTAACATCTTATCGTTATCCATAGTTAACACTTGAATAACTTTTCCGTTAGCTCCTAGTTTTGCAAAATGTGCCATAATGTTTCTCCTTATATATTAATTTTAATTACCATTCAACTATTGATATTTGTATCTTATTACAACAATTCCTGAACCACCTTGACCACCAGGACCGTCATTAGGAGTAGTGCCAACAACAGGTGCTTCTCCTCCACCACCGCCACCACCGCCAGTGTTAGCTGTTCCTGCTATTCCTACTTGTTTATTTGGAGATGTTGGGTGAGTTGGTGCTAAAGCACCTGGTCCGCCACCACCGATTCCTCCTCTTGCATTATCTCCTGGTGTTGGGGTACACGTAGCATTATTAAATGTTCCACCTCCACCACCACCTGAAAAATATTGCACACAAGAAGAACACTGTCCATTACTTGAACCAAAACCTGTAATACCTGCTCCTGCTCCACCTGGTCCACCTTCGTTATTTGGTTGAGGAGAAGGTGGGTTACTATTTGATCCTACTGCCATTGCACCTCCACCACCATTACCAGCCAATGGATTAGTTCCAGTTCCTGCATTACTACCTTGAGATGGAGTTGTAGGTGGAGTATTTCCACTTCCTGCAGATCCTCTGTTTCTTGTTGCTCCACCACCTGATCCTCCGTTTCCACCAGGTTGAGGATTTCCAGCATTACCACCTGCACCTTTACCACCACCAGTTGATGTGATTGTTGAAAAAGTTGAAACAGATCCACAACCACCCATACCACCTGGACCTGGAGCACAACCGTCTCCAGCGGCACCACCGGCACCTACTGTAATTGGATATGCTTGACCCGAAACCGTAATACCTGCTGGTCCATTTAAAGGTGAACCAGGATTACCACTTTGAGGGTTAGTTGATGGACTTGCAAAAAATCTAAAACCACCTGCTCCTCCGCCGCCACCTGCTCCACATCCTGCACCGCCACCGCCACCACCAGCTACTACTAAATAATCTACTGTATTTTCAGGTGCGGTCTCAGATTCTTGAGTAACAGTAAAAGTTCCTGGTCCTGTAAATGTATGAATTTTGTAATCACCAGATGTTGAAACTGTTCCACCTGTAGCTGTTAATTTAGTAGCAGCAATGTCATTAGTATTTGCTGTAGTTACGCCCTGCCATCCTGTAGTTGCATCTACATAAACTAATTGAATTGCTGAATTAGCTTTTGATATTACTAAATCTGCTGCACTTCCATTTATGTTTGAACCATTTCTTCCTATTGTAATATTATTTGACGCTGCAGAACTATTATAATCTGAAACAGCGACTACATTTCCAGCACTTGGTGAGCTAGGTAAAGTCACTGTTACTGCTCCTCCTGCTGTGTTAACAAAAAATCCACTACCAGACGTTGCTGTAAAATTTGTTGTTTTAACTGTTGTATTCCAAGAAACTTCACCAACAGAACCAAAACCTGCTGCAGTTCCAGAGTTTGTAATTGTTGCACCAGCAGGAATAGTAAATGTGTCTCCACTATCTCCTAATGTAACTGTACCACAATTTGTTCTTGGACTAATTTTATTTACTTTTACTTCACTCATAATTTTTACCTATTGAAATTTATACCTTATTATTACAATTCCGCTACCACCATTACCACCTGCGTGAGAACCCGCTGATGCACCACCACCACCTCCACCAATATTGGCTGTTGCATTTCCTCCAGTTCCACCACTTGGTGGACTACCAGCAGCACCACCACCTGAACCTCCAGTGCCTTGAGTTGAACTTTGAGGAGGATAAACACCTCCGCCTCCACCACCTGCAAAATATCTTGTTGATCCTACAGGACCTGATGTTCCATAACTAGGAGCCGTTGGCCCTATAAGTGGATCAGCAATATTAGATCCTATACCACCTGGACCTCCCGTGCCATTTGGAAATGGTCCATTAGGAGCTGCTCCACCAGCGCCTCCTCCACCTGATCCACTTCCTCCATAAGGAGTAGCTAAACTTCCTCCTGGATTACCTTGAGGTGGACTTACTGGAGGTGTATTTCCGTTACCCGCACCAAAATCTCCATAATTACCACCACCTGATCCACCTGCTAAAAGAGTTGCTGCAGTTGGATTTGTTACAGGATATGAAGCACCTCCGCCTCCACCAGCAGATGTTATTGATGAAAAAATTGAGGAACTACCTTGAGTTCCAGTGGCTGGAGTTGAAGCAGTTCCTGCTACACTCGTGCCACCACTCCCTACACTAACTGGAAAAGCCCCCACTGAAGCTGTAATTCCTGCAGGAGCATTTAAACCTCCTGGCGTTGCTGGACTACTTCCACTTGTTCCTGGAGCGGTAGTAAATAATCTAAATCCTCCGCCGCCACCACCACCTCGACCACCACAACCAGGACCATTTGAGCCCCCACCTCCTCCACCACCAGCAACAACAAAATAATCTAAAACATTAGCAGTTGAAGGACTAGGCGGTGCTCCAGATGCTGATATACAAAAAGTCCCTGGGGTTGTAAAAATATGTGTTTTAAAATCACCACAAGTAATTGTAGTATTGCCGCCTGTTGCTGCCGTAAAAGCACTACCTGCTGTACCAAAATCATTGTCTTGAACTGATCTCCAACCAATTGTTGAATCAATATAAACTAAAGTTAAACCTTCTCCTTCTGAAGTTAGCACTACAGCTCCCCCTGCTGTACCACCATTAATTTTTTGCGATCCGTTGGGTGCAATAGTCAAATTGGCTGTATCAAAAGTGTTTCTATAATCTTGCACTGAAACAATAGCCCCTGCTGTTCCTGCTGGTAAATTACAAGTAAAAGCACCACCATTAGTGTCACAAAAAAACCCTTGTCCACTCACTGCTGTAAAAGTTGCTGTTTTAATATCTCCTGTCTGCCAATCAACTGTTCCTGTTCTACCGAAACCTGTTTGAGTAGCGCCGCACGCTAAAGTTACAGCCGTGCCTGATCCACCTAAAGTTAAGGTTGAACCACTTTGTTTATCTATTG